TATTGATAATTGTCTTGCGACTGCTCAATCTGACCTAAGAGTGTATAAAGATAACGTTGTGTTGATACCTGATAATGAACCAAGAAACTTAGAGATTGTAAAACAAATTGAAAAATATATTAATGAAAACTTTCAAGTTGTTATATGGCCAAGTGATATTAAACAAAAAGATATAAACGAAATGATTTTATCTGGTAAAACAGAAAGAAACATAAAAGATATAATAGCACAAAACACATTTAGTGGTTTGTTGGCAAGAACAAAATTAATTGAATGGAAAAAAGTTTGACCTACTGCGTAAAAGCATTTGATGAAATATATTCTGATAGCGCTAATCGATATAGATTATGTTGTCATGCAGATGTAAATAAATCAATTAGTCACATGACGACTGAGAATACTTTACCATTTGATTATTTTTTATCAAGTCAAATGGAAAAAATTCGTGATGATATGTTTGAAGGTAAAAAAATTGACGGTTGTGAAGGTTGTTATAAAGATGAAGAAATAAATGGGCATAGTCATAGAACAAAATTTAATGAAGAGTCAAATTACAATGCCGCAGATGTTACAAAAGTTAGCACTAAATTAAAAAATTTTGGTAGTCGTTGTAATCTTGGTTGTTATATGTGTCGTCCATATGATTCATCAACAAGAAGACAAGAATTAAAGGCCGCAGGTTTGATTGATACATGGAATAATCTTGGTTTAGATGAATTTGAAAGAGAATGGGTTAGTAATGTGTCATCAAAAGATGTTGAAAAATTTAATCAAAATATATTAGATAACATAGACAGGGTTAGACAAATTAGAATATTCGGAGGTGAACCTGTTTTGTTAGATAGAGTGTGGCAATTTTTAGATGACATAAAATCAGATGATGCAAAAAATATTGAAATTGAAATGACAACTAATTTAACACATATTTCATATAAAAATTGGTCATTAAAATCAATTGATAAAAAGTTTAAAAATTTAAAGTTGGGTGTATCTTGTGATCATTTTGGTAAAAAACTTGAGTTCATAAGATATCCAATTGACGTACAAGAGTTTGAAAAAAATCTTATGATTATGAAAGATCATGTATTACAAATATACTGCACTGTTAGTATATTAAATGCATTTGATTTAAAAGAGATTGAAGAATATTATAAGGATTTTAGAGTTTGGTTTGAACCTGTGAATAGTCCAGCATCTTTGTCTATAAAGAATTTACCAAACAAAGATGAGATTGAATACATCCCAAATGAACTTATAAAAAATGAACTTATGAAACCAAAAAATAATGATGAGTACAAAAAGGGAATTGCATATATACAAGCGTTGCAAAATCATAGGAGAGGCGTATGAAGAAACAGTATTGTAATATCAAAATTGATACAGATCGAGATCAAAACTTCACAGAACAAGCACAAAAATTACTAAAAGATTATTACTGTCTAAAAGATGAACCATCACCACAATACGCACTTGCAAGGGCATCTAACGCATATTGTTATGGTGATAAAAAACTTGCCCAAAGAATATATGATTATGCAAGTCAAGGTTGGTTTATGTTTGCATCACCTGTCTTATCAAACGCACCACTGCCAGGCAAAAAAGCAAAGGCATTACCAATATCATGTTTCTTAACATACGTACCAGATTCACTAGAGGGATTGATTGATCACACATCAGAGTTAAGATGGTTATCAGTGAAAGGTGGAGGAGTCGGAGGTCACTGGTCAAATGTTCGTTCAGTTTCAGATGTTGCACCTGGCCCTATTCCATTTCTACACACTGTTGACGCTGATATGATTGCATATAGACAAGGCAAAACAAGAAAAGGAAGTTATGCAGCTTATATTGATGTATCACACCCAGACATCATGGAGTTTCTGACACTTCGTATACCGACAGGTGACATAGGTCGTAAAACTTTAAATTTACATAACGCAGTAAATGTTACAGATAAATTTATGAACGCTGTAAAAAAAGATTTAGATTGGCATTTGATAGATCCAAATGATGATACTATCAGAGAGACTATGAAAGCAAGAAAATTATGGGAACAAATTTTAGAAGTAAGATTTAGAACTGGCGAACCTTATGTGAACTTTATTGATACTGCAAATAAACACATGCCAGAATCACTAAAAGAAAAAGGATTAAAAATACATGGATCTAATTTATGTAATGAGATACACTTACCTACAAATGAAGAAAGAACTGCTGTCTGTTGTTTGTCATCACTTAACTTAGAAAAATACGATGAATTTAAAGACACCACAATTGTTAGAGACTTGATAACATTTTTGGATAATGTATTACAATTTTTTGTTGACAATGCAGGTGATGAAATAAGTCGTGCAAGATATTCTGCACAACAAGAAAGAAGTTTAGGTCTAGGTGCGATGGGTTATCACTCTTACTTACAAAAACATATGATACCATTTGAAAAGTCTGGTCGTATTAATAAACAAATTTTTTCATGGATGAGAAGTGAAGCAGACGCACAGACATTAATACTTGGAAAAGAAAAAGGTGAAGCACCTGATATGAAGGGAACTGGCAGACGCAATGCTCACTGTCTTGCGATAGCACCTAATGCTAATTCGTCAATGATCGTAGGAACATCACCTTCAATTGAACCTAATAAGGCAAATGCATACACACATAGAACTAGAGCAGGTTCACACTTAATAAAAAATAAGTATCTTGAAAAAATACTTATAGAAAATAAAATGAACACACCTGAAGTTTGGACTGGTATAGTTACAAATAATGGATCAGTAGATCATCTAGAGTTTTTAGATGATGAACAAAAAGAAGTTTTTAAAACTGCTGTTGAGTTAGATCAAATGAGATTGGTTGAACTTGGAGGTCAAAGACAAGTATATCTTGATCAAGGTCAATCACTTAATTTATTCTTTCCAGCAGGAGCATCAAAAAAATATGTTCAGTCAGTGCATATGAGAGCATGGGAGACTGAATGTAAAGGACTTTACTATTTGAGGACAGAGGTTTCTAAACGAGCAGAAAACATTGCTCAAAAAGTAGTATTAGATAAATTAAAAGACTATTCAGACATTAAAAAAGAGGAAGAAGAATGTCTGGCTTGTCAAGCATAGGAGAAAAAAATGGACGTACAAATCTACTCAAAACCAGACTGTGGTTATTGTTTGAATGCCAAAAACTGGTTTAAAGAACATGGTATTGATTATATTGAACACTCATTAATTAATGAAGATGATCAAATGGAGTTTATTCAAAGAGTAAACAATGTTGAAGAAAAGTTAGGTAATAAAATGGATAAGTTAACATCTGTTCCACAAATATTTGTTAATGGTGAAAGAATAGGTGGATACGCACAATTACTTGAAAATGCTGAAAAGATTCTTAAAAAAAGAGGTGGAGGTCTTTACAAGTTTAGTGAGACATACAAACCATTTTACTACCCTTGGGCTGTTGATTTCGTGACAAAACATGAGAAGGTTCATTGGATTGAAGATGAAGTAGATTTATCTGAAGATGTGACAGATTGGAAAGGTGGTAAAATGACAGACATTGAAAAAGAATATGTCACACATGTTCTTAGACTTTTCACTCAATCTGATGTCGCAGTTGGTCAAAATTATTATGATCAGTTTCTTCCAAAATTTAAAAATAACGAAATAAGAAATATGTTAGGTTCTTTTGCATCTAGAGAGGGAATACATCAAAGAGCATATGCATTATTAAACGAGACACTTGGATTACCAGATGAAGAGTTTCATGCATTCTTAGAGTATCAAGAGATGGCAGATAAAGTTGACTTTATGATGAACTCAAACGTAAGCACAAAAAAAGGTATGGCTCTGGCACTTGCTAAATCTGTGTTTAATGAGGGTATATCACTGTTCGCATCGTTTGTGATGTTGTTGAACTTTCAAAGATTTGGAAAGATGAAAGGATCTGGTAAGATCGTTGAATGGTCAGTCAGAGATGAATCAATGCATGTTGAAGGGATTGCTCATTTATTCAGAGCATTCTGTGCTGAGAATGCAACGATTGTTGACAATCAACTTAAAAAAGAAATATATGAAATGTCTAAAAAGGTTGTAGAACTTGAGGACAAATTTATTGATCTTGCATACGGCATGGGTGAACCTGAAGGATTATCTAAAGAGGATGTCAAACAATATATCAGATATATTGCAGACAGACGATTATTACAACTTGGTTTGAAGACAAACTTTAAAGTTAAAGAGAATCCAATACCATGGTTAGAATGGATTCTAAACGCAGCCGATCATACAAACTTTTTCGAGAATCGTGTAACTGAATATGAAGTTGCAGGTTTGACACTTT